AGGATACCTTGTAATCGTAGGAAGGAAGGCCAATCATCACCTTCCGACCTGCTAAATTATAAGCACCCTCTGATTTTGCTAGTTCGGTCATTTTTTATCCGTATTGAATAGTCTGGTAGTTAATATTGGTTACTACAACATAAATACCATTTTCTGCCAAAATACCTTCTCCAGAAAAAATTGCTTGGAACGGCTGTACTGCTGTTCCTGTGTTGTAACTAGTTAAAAATTTACCAATTGAATATACACAAGCGGTACCGCCAGCAATTGTTCCAGTATTAAGATCTGTAATACTAAAAGTATCAGCAGTTAAAACAGTAATTGTGTAAGTTCCAGCAACCGCAGCAATCCCAGAAGCGGCAGCATAAGTTATGCCAATAGCTTGTCCAGTAGCTAAACCATGTGCTGTTTTTGTAACTGTTACTGTATATCCAGAACGAGCATAAGTAGCTGATACTGGGGCAGTAATGGTATCAAATAAATCAATACTGCCAGCCGTACCAGTGCCAAGATAAACTAAATTTTTAAGACGAACACGACCAGATACTGCTAAACCTGAACCGCTAAAATGCGTGCCTTTTACGTCATATTGCATTGTCATAATTAATCTCCAAAAATGTTAAGTGGGCTAGGGAAAGCCCTAACCCGCCAGATTAATTATTAAATGTTGACTGAAATTGGCTACCATCAGAATTACGAACAACATATGCAATAACCAAAGTAGATGCACCTGATGTAGATGTACCAGCTAATGTAGCGGTAATAATTGCATCAGTTGTACCAACGTTATTAACAAACGGTGCGCCAGTAGTAGCAATAGTAAATGCTGAAACTCCTGCTGCTGATGGGCTTGTTAAAGCAGAAGTAATGGTTGTAGAGCCACTAGATAAGGTAATCGTTGGACTTGTACCGCCAGCATAACCAGTAGTAGTAATCAACTGAATGCTAGTAATCAAAGAACCAGCTGGTAATGTGAATACGTTTGTTGCGCCATCAGCAAAGCCTAAAGTAGCTTGTTGAGAAACGATTGAGCAACCTGTGTTGCGGATTGAACCAGCAGTTGTGCCAGTAGTGTTTTTAACGGTACCTAATAGCCAAGGACCTAAGTGTGTAGCGAAACCCATGTGGATTCTCCTATATACAAGTTAAACCTATTAATCGGTATATCGTCTGCTGGGGCAGTTTAATAGGCTGGTATCACCCAGATATCCATATCTTACTACTATTTTAAATATATGCAAGCAAATAAAAAGAAAAACCCCGCTTTTTGGGCGGGGTCTTCCGTGATGCAAAGGTGCTGATTAAGCGCCTTGTGAACCCCACATACCTAGTGGATCAGACCAACCAAAGCTATAACGCTCACGAGACTTGTAACGTACGTTACCAGTATCGAAATCACCGTCCATGCTGTTGCTCAAAGGAGTACGAACGAAATGCTTCATACCGTTTGGAACATCAGTTGTCAGGAAGTAACTATTTGGATCTGTCAAGAAGTTGTTAACTGTGTAACCTTCTGAGATAGAACCATTGTTTACGATAGCGTTGATATCATTGTCGGTTGTGCCAACACGCAGTTGAGTTTCGAGCAAGCGAGTTGCAACGAACTGTAACTGTGGAGGAACAATCAACTTCTTAGGTTTAGCAGCAATCAACAAACCACGCTCATCTGTCCATTGAGCGATTTGAATAACGGCAGCTTCCAAGGAAGTTTCGTTCAAATCAGCCATTGTGGACTGAGTATTGCTGTTTGTGCCGCCAGAAACCAATGGATGGTTAGTAGCAAACAATGGAACGCCATCACCGCCATAATATTGGGCAGAGTTAGTGAAACCGTTGTTTAGGACGGCAGCGGCTTTAACCTGTTTGGTGTAAGCCATAGCACGAGCCAAAGCCTTTGTATAGCGAGCTGACAAAGAATCGTAGAGGTTGTCTTCGATTGCTTCTTCAGTCAAGCTAAAGCCAAGGGCGATAGTTTCGTGGTTGTAGCGAGCTGTAAATGCCTCTTGAGCATTGTCATAACGGATGGCAGAGCCTTCGTTTTTGACAGGTGCTGCTGAGAAGCCAGACAACTTAGTTTCTTCTTCGAACGAACGCTCAGAGGTCTCTGTTTCATAGATCTCTTTGTGTTGTTCACCATAGCGAGCATACTCAAGTCCAAACAAAGCGTTCAAACCAGGGAGCAACTCTTTCAGTAGTTGTGCACGAGAAATAGCCATTTAATTGCTCCTTAAGCAGCTGTTGCTACAGCAGAACCGCTGTAGTAAGTGTGGACACCAAAGTTAAATTTAACAATAACTTCAGTAAAAGAACCCGATGCATTAACTGTTTCTGGAACGCCAGCTACGATACGGATAGGTAATGCTGAACCCGAACCTGTAGTTGCTGAAATAGATGCTAAAGAGTCGCCTGTTGTTGTGCTACCAGTAGTCAAAATTAAAGCTGAGTTTTGACCAATAGCTGCTTGTGTTACACCAGAAATTGTTGATGCGCCAGCAGCAGTTACGGCAACTTTAAACAAAGCATCTGGATCATCCAATACAAAAGCTTGGATATCAGTAGCGTTTGTTGTCGCTGGGTAATACTGTTGTTGCAACAATTGCTTGGTTGTTGGGTTTGTGAACTGACAACCCAAGAAAATACCAACTGCATCGGTTGCGGTAGCTGTGGTTGAAACTTTGCTTAGTGTACCGCCTGTATTTAAACGTACGACATCACCGTAGAAAATCGATGTGCCAGAGTTTTGGGCGATAGGGAACAAGCGAGTAGAACCAGCAAATACCTGACCACCGATCAAATTGATCGGCTGAAACCCATAAGGGCCTGCTACGGTAGGATAAGCCATTTAGAACTCCTAAATTAAAAAATTAACCTTTGCCAAATGAACTCGAAGACTTCTTCTCCGCAAAGAGAGGTGCCCTTGGGTCGCTTTGACGCATGAAATTATTGTCTACAGCCTCTGTCTGAGCTTCGGTTTGTTTAGCATAAAAAGCATTACGCTGGTCCACGAACTCTTCTGGAGTTTTGCAAAGCAATAACCCGCCAATCTCAATGTTGTCCTTAAAGCGACTATTGGGATCAACTAACAGTTGCATATCTGGTTGCTCCTCTACTGGTACAGGCTCCCACTTTTCTCTCAGTTTTGCTGAAAGATTGCGTGGATCTGCTGCACCCAATGTTGAAACACGAACCCAATGGTACTTATATCCAGGCATTTTTACAGGCTCTGGAAGTAACTCAGCTGGCGCCCACTGCTGAAAGCGTTCAGTTGATGCACGGGTTTCTACTTCACGAGTAATTCTTTTTTCAGCCATTTTAGGCCTCCATTTTTAAAAGTTCACGAGCATATTGCTCAGGCGTTAAACCTAACTTCTTGGATATTGCTAACTGGGAAGTATTAAGTTTTATCTTTTTCGAAGATGTACTACGGCTTGCCGGGGCAACTACTGTGCTCGGTTTCGTCCGAGGAGAACTCTTTTCTTCGTCTACTGCTGGTTCCTCGAAGTTTTCGGGGAATCTTTTGCGCATAGTTTCGTCTATTCGCTTGTAATACTCGTCAGTCGTAGCATAAGCCATACCGTTTTGCTTTACGAGTTTTTCGTGTAACCCTAAAGCTAAACTAGTCATCTCATCATCCTGACCAAACCAAGGATTTCGTTCCTGCCATACGCTGGCTTTTTGGTCACGGACAACAGGCTTTTCTGACTGTTGTGGTATTTGTACATCATTTTCCTGCTCTTGTAAAGCCTTGCGTTGATTTAAATTTTGAGTAGCATCAAATGCTCTATCCAATTTAATCTTAGCGGAGGTCATTTTTTCTTGAGCTTCGACTAATTTATCGGCATCTCCAGACTCATAAGCATCTCGATATTCCTTCTTAGCCATTACTAATTCTTGCTCTGCATTAGTTTTAAATGAATCTACAGCCATTGTTTCAGATGAATTAACACGCCCTTTTAAGGTTTTGTTTTCTTCATACAGTTTCTTGGCTATATCAATAGCTTCTTGACGTTCACGGTCAGCCGCTTCTTTGGCTCTACGTTCATCGTGATAAATCTTCCTAAAGCCATCAATCTTTTTCTTGGCTTCTGCGGAATACTCATCTAATTCGTCTTTTTCCATTTCCTCCACAAACTCAGGCTCAGAGGGTTTACGCCCTTTATCCTGGGGAGGAGTGTCATCTTCTACTTCAATTTCAAAGTTATCAGAATCTTCGGTGTTTTCGAGTACCTTAGTTTCTGGTGCTTCATCGGGAAACTTATAGTTTTCCATTCGTATACTCCTTATTTTCGTTTACTTGCGTTTAATGCCACGGGGATCGTCCACTACAGCCTCAACCGTATCATCATTAATGATGCGGAATTCACGGCCATGTATTACTAAACGGCTACCAGCATATGGTTTTACAAGGATAAAATCACCCTTTTTACACCATGGGCCACTCGGGAACCTAGACTTATCTGCATAGCAATCTGGGCCTAGTTCTACTACAAACAACACAGTTGTCAGCGTTTCTTCAATTCGGACAGTTTCGTCTGCCTTTAAGATACCGCTTTCAAACTCTTTTTCCTGCTCTGGAATAGCGCAAAGGATGCGATAGCCAGAAGGTTTAGGAAGTTGTGTTGCCTTTTCTTCATTTGACTTATCAAGCAGTTGCGTTAAATCTACTGCCTTATCTAAGTCGATTTGATTACTCATCCGAGTTCTCCATTCTGTCTTTGAGGTCTAATACGTAACCACGGGCGATCAGCAGACCTCGAATCTCACCGCACGTTTTTTTGTATTCCTCGAATTTTTCGTAGTTTCCGAGGATTACGGCTTCTTTAAGCTGGGCTATCTTGTCGTCAAGCTGCTTAACTAATACTTCAAGTTCGGTCATTCCTTACCTTTCTTGTTATTTTTAGCGTTCATTCCTACGGCTACTAGTTGGGAAACTAGTTGGCCTTTTTGAACGTCAATCTGATCCTTCATGTGTGCCATATCTACGCCAAGCTTGGTGCCGTCATATTCAGTCTTGCGATCTGCGGAATCCCTATCTTTGGCAATCGTAGCTCCAAGGCGGGTTCCTTCAATCTCCAAGGTTCCCTCAACACGCTGGCGGTCGATAGCCAACTGCTCTGCCTTAAGCTGGGCATCCACTTGATCTTTAGCGGCTTTACGCTGTTGCTCTTGCGCTTTGATCTGAAGCTCTTGCATCTGCATTTGCACGATAGGATCTTGAGCTTGCTGTTGAGCCTGTTGTTGGGCGGCTTGAGCTTGATTCTGCGCAAGCAACTGGGTAGAAGCTTGAGCCACCAGACGAGAAATTTGAATTTCGTAATCTTCTGGGATAGCCTCATCGTCATCCTCTTTGATGGATGGCAATGGTGCGCCAAGTTGTTGCTCAATCATTATGCGGTACTTGAATCCATAGTGCTGGGCAATATGAGCCTGCATTGCTGCGGTCATTTGGTTTGCTAAAGGATTCTGACCAATAATGGCTGCGGTCAAAGGATCTTGCAAGAAGTTCTGGTGAGCCGTAATGTGGGCATCTTGGTCTTGGTAGACAAATGCTTTTACAGGCTTTCCAGAAATGATGTTCATATTCTCGGTGATTGGATCTTGTGGTTTCTGATCATCTTCCAATGGAACCAGCTTTTGAGCGTTGGTAATTCCCAACACTTCTAGCATTTGGCGGTGCAGATGTGGAAGGTTATAAATCTGAGGAGCTTGTTGAGCTAACTGTAAAACAGCCTGATACTGAACAATCTTCTGTGCCATTGTCGCGGCATTGGGATCAGATACTGGAATTACAGTAACTAAGTCATAGTCAGATTGCTTTGCTCTTGGGCTACCTTCAACTGGCTCATAAGTGTATTCATCTGGGGTATAGTCACGGATGATCTCTTTCAGAAGCTTTAATTCCTGCTTCATTGAGTAATGGATACGGGATTGCACCGCAGACATTACTTTAAGAGTTCTTTCCAAGATAGCTAGCGTAGTTCCAACTGGGGAGTTAGCAGACATATCAGAGATCTTCATATCTCCAGCTGAGGCAAATCTGCGACCTTCTTCTACGATGGTTCCAAGCAAACTATAAAGGACTTGGCTAGGCTCCTTGTACGGGAGTGGCATTAGGTTGTCTTTAAGGACTCCAGATGGAACATCAACATCCCTAAATTCGCCTGGTGCTATCGGAGTGTCATCCCCTTTAATTCGCAGACCACGAGTCTTAAATCCTCCTGGCAAATTCGATAATGTGCCTGCATCCACGAGCTGCCTGATGAGAGATGTTCCTGATTTAGCAAAAGCCCCCACAAGATGAATGAGACCAAAACAGTAAAAGCCAAAGCCCGGAACATACCCATAATGTACGAAATGATTACGTTTTTGCTTTGTTTCATCTTCTGGTCTCCAATTTCTACGAATAGACAGAATAGTTGAAGTGCCTTTTTCAATGGTCACTACATAGGGAAGTGCAATCCCTGTTAATTCTCCGTCTTCGTCTTTATCTTCATAACCTTCTAAATCGAGGTCAACGTGCATTTCAAGAAGCTTATAACGGTCATCCGAACTAGCACGGAAGCCCATCTTTTCAGCAATCTTCTTCTCTACTTCATCCAATGCACCGCTTGGTTCTTCTAACTCTACATCACGGTAAAAGCCAGCATACTGTAAACGCTTAACTTCATTCTCAGTCTTACGCATTACATGGGTAACACGAGGTGATGACTCTAAAGAAGAAGCTCCATAAGGAACAACAATGTCTTCCGCAGGGATAAACATGGATACTTGGCGGTTTAGAGAAGGGTCAAAGTACACCTTTTTAAATGCGTTTCCTGATAGACCTAATCCCCAAATCATGCGCTCATGCTCTGGGCGGTATTCAGTCATTACATCTGTCAGCTGGTAGTTCATGTCATCTTGGACACGGGTCGCAGCTTCTTTCTTCTCTTGGGTCTCCTTGCCGATGATCTGCGTTTTAACAGGGCCAGCAGCTGGAAACGTCTCCATGATTGTCTCTGCTTGAAACTTAACAAGCGCTTCAGATAGCAACGGATGATAGACACCGCAAGCTCCTTCCCATGGTTCAGAGCGTTCTTCAATCTTCATGCCTAGTAGCTCTAATCCGTCTACGTAGGTTTGAATCCAATCTTTACGGGAAGAAATGTCTTCCTCAAAATCGCCAGTTAAATCTCCAGCCAATTCAGCTAAAACACCTTCCGAGATGTATTCGGCTAAGTTACAGTCAAAGTCTTCATCTGACTCTTCTTCTGGTTCAATTTCAATCTCCATGCCATCAATCCCGATACGGACTGATTCTGGATCTTCAATCTCGATCTCGATTGGTTCTTCGTTTTCTGCTAAAGAATCCAATCCTACAGGAGCTTGGTAAAGTGATTTTTCAATGGACATAATATTTCCTAGTAGTATGCTGCTTTGCGTCTAAATGTTACAGGTTCATCAGCTTCATCACTTGGTAGTTGAATAAAGCCGCCTTTTCTAAATCTAATTAAAGCTTGAGTGCTTGAGTCAACCAAGTCATCGTGTTCTGAATTTGGGAAAGCAGCCATCTCTTCCATGACTTCATCAGCCCATCTACGAGAAGGCGCCCAGACTTTGCCAGACGAAAAAAGATCCGTCACAGAATTCATACGTGCTATCTTATCATTACCCCTCGTTGGAGTAAACTCTGACACAGGAATTCCCATTCTTCTTAATTCAAAAATTAAAGGACTTCCAGCGGCTTTTGCTTCCACAACAAACGCATCTGGCTCCCATTCTTTATACATCTCAAGGGCTTTAGCTTTTAATTCTGGGAACTCTAATCGTTCTTTGTGAGCGTCTAACAAAATAATGTTTGGATCATCAGGATTTTCATTTAAATAAAAAACTCCCCAAGTCGTACACGCAGAATAGTCTGAGCGTTCGCTCTTAGTAAACGCAGTATCCCATGATTGAATCACAAAGTCACATTTAGGTGGTGTTTCATCTTCCCAAATCCTCCACCATTCACGCTTAACCATCGCTCCAGCCTCAGATGTAGGAGACTGCATATACTGAGCGTTCCATTTGGAGACAGGAAGTTCATTTTTAAGGGCTAAAAGCTCCTTAATCGGCCAGAATTCAGGCCATAATGAGTTACCAGAGGGCAAAATAGCAGGAAATTCAATGACATCCCACTCTTCTCCGTCTCTTTCGATGGAACTTTTGAGGATTTTTCCCACTAAATCCCGTTTTGACCACCGAGTCATGATAATTACAATCGCTCCTCCAGGTTGGAGACGCTGCCTTGGGCCTGATGAGTACCATTCGAACACTTTGTCGTAAACTTCGGGATTCGTAGCTGCAATTGCAGCTTCTTGTTCAGAGTGCGGGTCGTCAATAATGAGCAAATCCGCACCTTTACCAGTAACAGTACCGCCAACACCAATAGCAAAATACTCACCATCACCGCTAGTGGACCAACGACCAGCAGCCTTGCTGTCAGATCTAAGGCTGACATTGGGGAATATCTTTGCATATTGATCACTTCCTACTAAGTTACGGACTTTACGACCAAAGCCTACCGCCAACTCCGCAGTATTGGAGGTTTGGATAATCTTTTTATTGGGAAACTTCCCTAGGAACCATGCTGGTAGCAAGAAGGAGGCAAACTCTGACTTCGTGTGGCGTGGTGGCATATTCACTATAAGCCGTTTACATTTGCCAGAGGCTATCTCTTCAAACTTCTTTGCCATGACCTTATGATGCCTGCCGTCAATAAAGCCGGGCCACATGGTATGGGCAAACTTAATAAAGTCTTCCTGCGCGGCTTCCCGATCCAGCGAGGCGATATACTCCTCCGCCACCTCCAAGAAGGCTGCCTGTTCGGTCGGGTCGAGGGAATCGATAATCTTTTCGAGATCCATTAATCGATGTCCCTCATTCTCAGACCCACAGGGCGTATGGATCTTGCCTTGCGTGGAGTCATTCTGCAATGCCCATGTTCACATAGGAGTTTGTAGATGCGGTGGATATTTGCCCGCCCCCTGTCACCAGTATGCTTCATCACATCATCTATGGAGGGCGCAAACCCGTACATTCTCCACCATTCATCTATGATCTTATATACGATTGCCTGCTTAGGAGTCATAGCCCTATCTCCCAATGTTTGTCATCTTTCATTCTAGCAATCGCCTGCTCCGTCAATATCTCCGAAGAAGCCCGCATTCCGTTTATCTGCTGGATAGTCAGTTTACGCTCTAACACTAACCTATTAAGGAGATCAGACACCTTCCTAATGTCTTTCTCTATATCACTTAGATCTCTCATCACAATCCTCTATAAAAGCTCTGATAAACCCAAATAGGATACAACCTACGATATAGGCTCCCACAATCATCCCAATAACAAAATCCGCTAAATTCATAAAAATATACCCCCCACCCCTTTTATTTAGAAACACTAAGGGGGGGTGTTTCTATATTTGACCCCTCCTCATTGGATTCTATCTCCAAACCGTTAGAAGATAGCAATTGTTTGTGTGGAATAGTATGCAGTATAGACGGGTCAACGCCAGGCAAATTTGGGGGGATGGGAGTGGGTGGGCCTGCCTCCAGGGGCTGCGTTGCGATATTTTTTTCTAGGTCGGATTTTTCTTGATTGATTTCATCCAGTAATGAATTGATCTCGCTATCTACTGTCCTTTTCTGATCTCCAATAGCACTCTTTAACTTAGCCAGTAGATCAGCCTTAGCACTAGCCGAGTCTTTAATAGTCCTGATCTCTTTACGTTCCACAAAGACTCCCAACTCAGCGACAGAGCCGAGAGCTTTAAGAGCAGAGATCCTCTCACTAGCCTTAGACTCAGGGTTTAGGGCTTCAGAATGTAGCTGAGAGATAACGATAGCCTTCAACTGTTTAGCAGAATAGGATTTCTGAAACTCAATAGCCCTCTTTTGGGCTTCCACTTCTAGGGCAATTCTAGGATCTTTATTCATCTTATTGACCTCGACTCCGATTGATTTGGGATTAGCCTTAGATTGATACGCTTCTCTATAGGCTTTATTAAATGGAGAACCACCAGCGACACGCTTGCAATAGTCTCTCTGCTTAGTAGTTAAGGATCTCCCCTTTACGTGAAGGATCTCTTCTACTGGAGTTGATGCGATCTGCTCTCTGATCTGCTTCCTAGTGAGTCTCTTTAATTGCATAGTGAATACCTTATGAACATTTGACGCAGTATAGGGATTTCTTAGATCTCTGCAATCCTTCCAGTAAACCTGATCTGCTTACTGGTGATCTTCTCTTACTGGATCTCTTACTTACTTCCCTATTGTTTATCCATAACTGGATGCAGTAAGCAAACATCACCGCCAATTTTGGTAGATCAACCAATCGACCAGAGCAGAGACAAAGCACACCCCCACAACTCGCTTGACACACTGATAAACAACCATCAGAGCCTTATAAACACTAGAAAAAAATCACTAGGTGCTTGCAGTAAAATTATTTTTGAAGAAAAAAAGACCCGATTTACCCCGACTTTTTATCTCCCAGACTCCAAACGATAGACGAAAAAAAACCCCTACGAATAGGGGTTAAAAACCGCATAGGAGACGATTTTTATTTAAAGCCTAGTTGTCCCTGACTGACGATAGATCCGCATCCTGACATTCGCCCAGTCATTACTTAAGGGCTTTTTATATCCATAAGCACTATCCAGCTTTTTACAAACCCTTTGCCAAAACTGCTGGAGTCTGACTTCTGAATATCCAGCGATCCGAGCCTGATTCAAGAAATCAGCCTTGACATTGAGATAATCCGAGTAATCCAAACCAGCGAGCCGATTGTGCAAACTGGATAGATCATATTCAAATGCAATCTTTCTATATGCCATTTTCGATCCCCTCATACTTACCCAAGTAAGGGAAACATTCACGAGCCACTTTGTAATCCGTCATAACCTGATTAAACCAATCGATAGGTAATTGCTGATCTATCACCTGATCTATTACATCTAAGAAACCCTCAAGCCCGAACTCATCTACAAAATCGAGAGCTTGACCGACTGTTATTCCATGAGTGAAACCCATATAGTCTAGATCATCAAGATTTGACTCGACCACAGACTCGATATCCTTCTCAGGATTTTTATAGATCCCATAAGAACCGACATCAATACCATAGGATTTTTGATAACTTACATAATCATCATCCCATAGATGATAAGAACTATAGCTATTCTTATAACTGGATCTTAATTCGGGGATCTCTTTAGCTTGCTTTTTTGCCTTTTTAGCGTTGACCTTGTTTTTACCAGCCGAACTACTGGCATCCCAAGCATAAGTATTGGAGAGCCATAGCCCAGCCCAGTAAACCCCAGCCGACTCATTTATGACCACTTGCCGACCTTCATTGTCCATTAGCACGAACTTATTTGATCCGCCAATATGATCCGCCACAAGAGCCTTAAATGCTGGATGAAATGCGAAATCGGGATTCCCTGAGAGCATAGGTTTAAGGTAATCGTTGATATAGTGCCAAGTATCCGATAGCTTCTCATTCGCTTTATTACCAGTTGATAAAATCCCATTGTGCATGAGCCACAAATCGATCCCATGCTCCGCCCGATTGAGAACCTCATAAGGATGACAGTTGATTAAATCAATAGCACCATGAGTCCGCATCCGCAAATGGAAAGCACAATCTCGACCTTGAATATCAGAACGATAAAACTGGATAAAATCCTTCGCAGATTTTGGAATGATTTTCTTAATGACTAAATCGCCATTGTTGGAGAACATAACCCCGACACCATCCGAATTGTAGTCATAGAAATTTTCTAGCCAAGCATCTGAGAGAATAGGGGAAGAACTGGATTGAGTAACGAGTAAGCACATAATTAAGCGACCTTTTTAAGTTGATTAGGGGATTGAGTAGGAAATGCAACGACTGTATTTTTTTCGGGTAAATCGAACCCTTTAGCCTTCAGATAAGCCCTGAGATTTTTGGTATCCGCCCGATTCTCATTCGCACAAATGAATTTTAAAAAATAGTCAGTTGTGAGATTTTTAGTGCTGGATTGACGAGTGAAAAACCATGTTGCATAGGTAAATTCTAAGCACGACATTATCGTGCTATATACCAGCGAACCCTTAAAAAGACGGAACTCAACAGTATTCGTATTTTTAAAATTAAGGGCTTCGTATCGATCCGCATTCAGACTTCTAAGCTGGGATCTTTTAGTATCACATCCCCTTACTGCATCTTTTAGCCAGTAAGTATCATCCTTTTTATTTTTGATTTTTGCGTAATCGCTGGAGTCTCTTCTAGCTATAGCCTTAATCAATTTATGGTTTGCTTGGTCATTGATAAATAAGATCATTTTTGCACCATGCAAAGTAGTCATATCAGCCTTGCAAATATGAACGTGCAAACCGCAATTATCCGAGTCGTGAGAGATTGCACCCTTCAAACCACCCTCGGCAAAATACTGCAACTGCTCCGCATGAACATCCAGCCCAGTATAGGCAGTAACCATCTCAAACCCATGATCTAGAGATCCGTCATTCTCACAGAGAGCATAAGTATGCCCTTGATAATCTCCGACATTTTCGAGCAATACCCCCGCCCGATCATCACGACAATAAGAGTCTTTTATTTCCATCTCTAATTCAAGCCCTAAAAGGACTCTTGGTTTGCGATCATCATACCTACTGGGAATATGCCCTAGATTTTCAGAGCAAGTATGATACTCCCGAATATTTTGGTTTTCCTCTTCATCATCATCACGCACCCAATAATTATGACGATCCGAATAATGATAAGAATGATTTGCACAAGACTCGCATACCGAATAATCGTCATAGCAGTTGTGTTCCTCATCTTGATGAAAAAGATTTTCGCAATCCTGACAATGGAAAAAATTATCTGAGAAACGATCATCCATAAATGATGCCCAGCCTTGCCGACAATGGACATCCGAACGATTGATTAGATCCAATGCTTCGGAGACATCATCATCCCGAATACAGTCCCCCATAGCCCTACCGAAAGCCCAATATTGAGCCTTTGTATTTTTGCGATTCCAAGCATAAGCAAAACGATCAGAACGAAAAACACCTTTTAAATTAGCCCTGATTTGATCCCTAAGATTAGAGATGGAATACGCATAAGCCCTACGATAAACAACTAGATTTTTTTGATCCATTTTTGCAAATCTCCTATATATTGCAAAGGGCAAAATTACCCTATTGCAAATATAACATTAAAACAATTTAGTCAACAATACTTGACTAATTTATAGGGTTAATGCAACCTTGTTTTACATAAGATATATTCGAGGATTCAAATAAAAAAAGGAGAACCCGACTAAATTACTCAACTATTATTATTTTCTAAACAATATGGCACAATCTAAAAAGTATTGTGTTTTATCCCCGATCTAGGTCGGGCTTGTTTTTGGGTCAGGCTTGCTGGCCCTGGCGGAGCTTTGCCAAAATTTGTAACAACCGAAGGAGGGTCAGGCTTGTAATTGGGTCAGGCTTAGGAAGGTCAGGCTTGCAAGAGTCAGGCTTATTTTATTTTTTTAACAGAGGAAATTATGCAAAAAGACTATACAAAATTTTGGACTGATATTGCCAAAAAACAATTACTCAATCGAAAGATTGTGGATGTTCGCTATTTGACCGATGAAGAAATAGAGGGACTTGGATGGGATGAGAAAGCTATCGTGATGATTTTAGACGATGGCAACATGATCTATCCAAGTTCTGATGATGAGGGAAATAGTGCTGGTGCTTTATTTACCTGTAATTCCGATCAACCAACCTTACCAGTATTAAGGAGCTATTTATGAAAAATGCTATCGACTTATCAAACTTTTACGGAACAGAAAAATACCATAAGACTTTTTTATTTAATCCTAGACTCAAGCATACGGATGGGGTGCAATACTTTGCCGAACAAGCTGGAGCATTTTGGCTATTGGATATCATCGCCACCGAGATTTACCCATTTACCAGCCAGCATGATTTCCTTGCCATCACTATGACTGTGAATGATAAAAAGGCAAAGCTGGTAATTGATGATGGAAATGATAACTGGATCTATCAAAAGAATATCGAGTTTACCGATTGCCCTGATGGTGAGTATCGCTTTTGGCTTACTGGTGATGTTCTTATGCTTCCTTCGGAGTATTAATCATGCCTAAATTTCAAATACAAACACGCTTTTATGAAGATCAATGGGAATGTCCTGAAGAGTTCCCGACCATCTATAAATCCTATCAAGAGGCTCAGGATGAGTTGGATGAGTTTGTCAAAGAATGTCAGGATTCGGTTTCTCTTGGTTATCTTGATGACTTCAATCCTAGGGATTGGAGAATTTTTGAGATTGCAGAAACAACGCTGGAGAATGCAATTTGGTTTTTGGCTGATGCTTTTGCTTTACTTGAAAACCATCAAGAAACCCAAGCGGTTCGGGATGCTATGACTCTTATGGATCAGGCTTTACAAATACTGGAGAAAAAAAATGTGGGATAACACTAAAGAATTTGAATGCTTTTGGGGTTATGGCTATGTCAAGCCTGAAGAGAAGTCTCGCCTTGAATACCATAAGCTTGACTTCTTTACCGAAGCAAATGGTTATGAATTCTTGGACTTTAAGGAGATCAATAGCCTTGATGTTGGGGACACTTGCAACATGGCACAAGCCACTAATGAACATTGGATAAGGAGAATGAAGTGAAACAAAAAAAACGCATTACAGAAAGCCAAGTTGAATCTTGGATTGGTGGCGATAACCTTTCAGTTGACCACCTGATCGGATTGCTAACCGAGTTGGCAAATGGGGAATATACGATCCCTGAATTTCGTATGGATGTTTTGGAATTTGCGGATGAGGTGGATGAATATGCCTGATATCGAAAAGATGACCAGCGATGAATGGCTGGCATACAGAAGGCAAAAGGTGGAGGATCTCTATGCCAAAGGTGGAGAACTCAAGCCTAGCCATGATTGCAAGACTTGTGATGCAGACAATGATTATGTTTGCTTTGACCATGAATTACTACAAACTGGAGAATAACTATGCCTAATTGGTGCTTTAATCGTTTAACTGTCGATACTACTACCGACAATGGAAAGAAACTGGCTAAGGCTTTCGAGCCGAAGTATAAGAGTGAGGATGGGACAAGCGAGTTTGAGTTGTATGCTCAACCCATGCAAGATCTTATGCCATGCCCTCAAGAATTGTTGGATACGGATGCCATTTTTTCAAAAGAACCTAATGAAAAGCAATTAGCCAATAAAAAGAAATACGGATTTTCTGATTGGTATGGATGGCGAGTTTCTAACTGGGGGACAAAATGGGATGCAAGAGTCGTAGAGTATGACGACCATAATCCCGAGCAAACCTATGTCATGTTTGATACGGCTTGGAGTCCGCCTGAGAACTTTTTTAGGATCTTTGCCCTATTGCATTCTGATGCTTATTTCAGAAATGAATATGACGAAGAAGGGATGGGTTTTGAGGGCTATTGCGAGAACAGTAAAGCCGAAGGCTATGTTTCCGAATCTTGGGATTTAAATAACGGAGAAGAAGAATGAAAAAAGAATGGGGGGATTTTGCCCCGACAACAAAAGAGTTACCAATGGATGTCATCGAGCATTTTGCAAAAGTTTGCGAAGTGCCGATGTCACAAAACTTGGTATGGTTTGCTCAGTCTATTTGGACAGAGTGCAACATGGACAAAACTTTGGAGGAGACAGAATGAAAGCCAATACTTTTGACTTAGACACGATGTCTTTTGAGTTTGATGGGGTAGCCATACAGAATCCTACTTGTAGCCCTGATGGGCGATTTACAGTCGATCCTAAAGGGTATGGCTTCTATGTTGAGCATACTGGTGGTGGATGCACTTGTTGGGTTAAGAAGTTGGAAAATGGCTATCTAGTAATGACTGATGGCGATCTTAGCCATGAACTCGGGGAGTGTGGAAAAGAGTTTCTGATGTGCTATTACGATGGCGATACAGAGCATTACGAAGAAGGGGAATGGGGTAATCGAGTTGCTTGCTCCAATATGTTTGTGGGAGTTATTCCCGAAGATCACCGCACCGAAGAGGGCGGAGTCGTTGACTATTTAACCTTAACCAAGGTCATCAACGGAGTCTATGACAAGTGCGATATCTTTATTGACAAGCATCAGGCTTTGGCTTTGGTAGATTTATTTAAAACTATTGATTTAGCAAATACTTAAGGAGAAAACTATGGGCTTAGATATGTATTTATCAGCAAAACGCTATTTGTGGAAAATGAAAGAAGAAGAGCAAGAGATTGCTCAAAAAGTTGCCGACTCAGTTGGCACGAATGGTATGAGAGTTAAGGAAATTACTTGCGAGGCTATGTATTGGAGAAAGGCTAACGCTATCCATTACTGGTTCGTTCAGAACGTGCAGAATGGCGATGATGATTGTCGGGAATACTATGTGCCACGAACTAAGTTAAAAAGCTTGCTAGGGGTCTGTAAAGAGGTTTTAGACGATCCCAGTAAAGCTGATGACCTTTTGCCACCAGCCGAAGGATTCTTTTTTGGATCTACCCAAATAGATGATTGGTATTGGGATGATCTTAAAGAAACCATTGGCACGATTGACCGATTGCTAGTTAATACCACTGATGAATGGGAGTTTTACTATGCCAGCTCTTGGTGATCGTTTTAAAAGGGATAGGATTCGCCTTAGAGAATTAAATGAATCTATTGAACTGATGGAGGCTCGGAAAGCATTAGAACTTCCACCAGTAATTGCCATTTTGGAGAAGAACATCATTTATTGCCGAACAAAGCGAAATGACATTCTTCAAAACATGATCCATGACGGATATAAAGGGGAAGGCTTATGAGTCAAGATGATTTAATTTGTTCAATTCTTTTTGGATTGTTGGTTGTGCTTTTATGTTTTTCACAAGATTTGCTAATGCTTTCCCTGCAATATCTGCACCTACCCTCAGTTCATAATCATTAAAATCCTCGCCCTGATTTGGAGAAATCCAATAGGGGCGGGCGATTTGCTTTGATACCTTGATTCCAATAGCATCATGATCAGCCACCAATACCGAGTCAGGGTAAGTCTTTGCCATTTCTGATAGATTGCCAGCCGAGAAACAAACCACGATCTTATAGCGTGTTCTGATGGCTTTTAATGCCCTTCTTATGGACAATGCAGTCGCATAACCTTCACAAAGGATTACAGGCCCTTTGTTATCAAAGATTGCCGAGGCTTTCTTGGTTCTCTGTCCGCTTAAAAACTTCTTATTCCCTTCCGCATCAATCAATTGACATCCAACAAGGTCGCCATCAATCCGCATGGGGATCACCAATAACTCATTCCATACCCATCCTGATTCGCCTGGAAACCCTTTTTTCGCCAAGTAAGGGTGAGGCTTCATTGTGGAATTTCCAAGGATGTATGCTGCCTTACCGCTTGCCTTGTTTTGTTTATCGGCTACATCAATTACGACTTTTGGTTTGCGTCTAACAAATGAAGGGTCATGCTTGCCCTTAAAAGAAACAGGCTTCTCATGGATAGCCCAGTTCTGGACTGCTCCTGAGTTGCCGTCATAGATATATGAGCCGTTCTTTTTGTTTGGTTTGTCAGTTGTTGAAACTCTTGTCCATCTATCGTGAACAAGGCTATCAATAATAAGACCATGCCGTTCTGCAAATTCTTGGAAGCTCATTTCTCTTGTGCCTTTCTTAGTATTGCTCTAGCAAAATCGTTGTAATTAAAAGTCCATAAATTTCGCTTGTCCCAGTCAAAGCTATTCTCATAAAGCTGTTTTATTTCCTCATCTGTTAGTGTCTTTAATTGTGGTGAACAAGTATGAATAGAATCCCCTGTAACTCTTTTGCCACAATCTAAACACGCAGTCCACGCTACTGGTTCATTGTTCATAACAATCCATCCTCTACTTGTTGAATTCTTTGTCCAATCCAGTTCATGCAAGGGACTGCCATAGAGTTTCCCATAGCTTTATATCGAAGACTATCGGGAGATTCACTCTTGCCTCTCCATGGGATATTGGTGTAGTCATCTGGGAATCCTTGCAGTCTTTCACACTCAATTGGGGTAAGCCTTCTAACTGCCAGTTGATTAGCAATAAAAGTCTGAGCATGATGGCTTTGAACCGAAGGTCGGAGTGCTTGGAGGGCAGGGGTTACTTCTAACTCAGTAGCGCTAAAGGTATTAGCTTTGGCATCTTCTCGAATGGAATACGCAACCCCCTGAGTAGAAGCACGATCAAGGGTATACATTACCCCATCATCACTCCAACCTTTGCCGTTCTGTGCTTTAGCTCTGCCTGATACATCCTGAATAGCAATAGGAACATTACCTCCGCCAGTTCCCCAGCGAGATGTAACAGTCTGACAAATATCGCCCATTTCTTTTACTCTAGAATCTGCTGGATGTGTCTCATACACAACAAGATCAGTAAACTGTTTGTAATCACGGGCTTTGACTGTGCTTGCCAATGGCTCATCTCCATATTGAGAATGGCTTTGACGATTAAAGGTTTCTATTCTTGATTGATTGTTGTTTCGAGCGCTTCTTGTAGAATTGGAGGAAGAATCTTTCCTCTTGTTTCTGCTCGTCTCAAGATGCCTTGACAAGCAGTCTTGCTCAAAAAGTGCTTTTGCTGGACGTTCCCAGTTTCCAAGATATCCGACAACAAAGACTCTCCGCCTCCGCTGAGGGGTGCCTCGGAAATATTGAGCGTCAAGCACTCGGTATGCGAACCCATACCCGAGTTCAGCCACCGCCCCGAGGAAGGAACCAAAATCCCGTCCTCCGTTTGAACTGAGCACACCGGGGACGTTTTCCCAAACAAACCATTTGGGTTTGTAGTGATCAAGAATTCCAGTATAGACAAGGGAGAGGTTTCCTCTTGGGTCTGCAAGTCCTTGCCTGAGTCCTGCAACGGAGAACGCTTGGCACGGTGTTCCTCCAACGAGTAAATCCAATCCTTCTGTTCCAATTTTCCACTCCTTATATTTAGTCATATCACCGAAGTTGGTGATGTCTGGGTAATGATGTTGCAATACTGCAGATGGGAACGGTTCTATCTCTGCATAACCGACCGCTTTCCATCCAAGAGGATGCCACGCAACTGTCGCGGCTTCCACTCCACTACATACTGATAAGTAATTCATCTGTGTTTCCTCATGGTTAATCTAATTTCATCCTTCTCTGGATGTTCTTCTAACTTCGCTTTTGCCTTCTCAATTCCCCATCTTTTTCTATATCCTCGAAACCAATCTGCTAAATATTCCATTCGTTCTTGTGGGGTGTTTACTTTAAATTTTCTCCACGGATCTCTCATGCGACCTGCTTCGCTTTAGATTTTGAATACGCTATAAGCCTGTTCTTTATCCAGCCCATAGTCTTGGCTGATGTTGGTGCTGGTTCAACACGGATGCCATTCGGATATACAGCAAACTTTTCCTTATATTTCATGGCAGCCCAACCATCCTTGTAGCCTTTCATTTGACCGTAATACATCAGTTCTGCATAGAACTTTTTATTGTCAATTTGTAGCTTACGATTGGCTTCTGCAAGTTCTTGAAGTTCGCCTGGCAGGGTCAGTATTTGAGCTACTGGTCTGATATAACCGCACTCAGAACAAGCGTTGTTTACTGGTATCCATAAAGCTTTACACCGTGGACAAGTAGCGTCTTTCTTTTCTCTTTCGGTAGGTTCTTTTTTAGCCTTCTCACCTTCCTTCTCAAGCGTCTTAACACCAACCGTATAAAGCTTATCCCAATCGCTACGGAAACGTAAGAAGTTTCCAGAGTGATCTAACCAAAGACCAAACTCTTTTCCTTCGTGTGGGCGCATAACCCTACCCATTTGTTGAACATGGGAAGAAAATGATTTAGAGAATGGTCGTGCAGATACCCCAATCATGACATCGGTAACATCAAATCCTCGAGTCAAAATGTCAGTAGCAATCAAGCCGTGAATGGTAGTGTCGGGCTTTGAGAAATCCTCAATCGTCATCCTCTTAAAGTCGTCATCTTCTTTGTATGAAATAGACTCAAAACGATAACCAGCTTCAGCAAATCCTTTAACTAAATCCCTGCCATGATCTACTCCCGAACAGAACACAATTGTCTTTCGTGGCTCACCAAATACTTCATGGGTTTTCTTAATCCATTCGTTAACTACATCGCCAGTAATTGCCATACCTCGCTTAGATACTTCGTCAGCTGACCACTCACCAGCAACCTTCTTTGCTCCTGTCATGTCAATCTCTTTGGCTACGAATACCTTCAATGGAACAAGCCAACCCTTCTCAACTAAATCTCCAGTAGGAGTTGCTCCAACAACATGGGTATAAATATCGCCAAGCCCTTTTGTAAATGGGGTAGCGGTCAATCCAATAACTCTGATCTGTGGGTTTTCTTTTAGGAATTCGACAGTCTTTCTGCGCATGATATGACACTCGTCAATGATGACAAGATCAATATCAGGAAATGACTTTCTTCTTTCTAGCGTTTGTGCAGAACAAACTTGGATGCGTTCTTCTGGTCGGTATCTCCAATGACCAGACTGCATTACTCCATGTTCAATTCCATATTTAGATAATCTTGCGCTGGTTTGATCGCAGAGGACGATGCGGTCGACAATCATGGCCGCCTTCTTGTATCCTTGGGATACTCTCCTCATAATCTCCATCGCAACTTCGGTCTTACCGAAGCCTGTGGATGCGTAAAGAAGCTGACGGATATGTCCGTTCTTAAATCCTTCTTTTAGCTGATCCACAACCTCTTGCTGATGTGGGCGTAACTCTAACAATTTTTCTCCTTTACTATCAAGAAACCGCTTGATGTCGGGTGGGGAAGACAGTCTTTTTAGTCGTTCGTCTTCGAGTACTTGAGCTGAATAGTGTCAGCCCTCCCCATAAACTTTTACTTCTGTGCTTGTTTTTTCCAGTAATTCACTTGCTTGATCAACTCAGCATTTTTGATTTGGTAGGAATCACGAGAAGCAGTTAAACCTTTAACTTGTGCTTCTAAACTTTTAATCAATGCTCGTTGCTCTTCGATGATTTGGCTTGCCTTTTTCTTATCTTCTTCAGTTCCTTCCATCAACTTAACTGCAAGTTTGGCTTCCAACTCTTCATTCTTTTCAGCAATAGCTTTGAACTCAGTAGCCATCTCCTCCAACTTGTCTTCTTTTTCATCAAAAACATATTCAGGAACTGGATTATCCTCTAACTTGCGACCAATCTTGCTAGTGTCCATTTTGTATTCTGTATCGCCACGCTTGATTGTTCTAAATTCTGGATTAGATTCTGGATCAAGAGCTTTGCGTAATTTTCCAACAAACACATCGGAAACTCCACAATACTTTGCAATTTCCATGTTACTTAACTCTGACCATTCCATATCATCAAGCAAAGTCATAACGCATTTGCGTTTGTCTTCATTTGATCTACGTAATCCGTGAATTCCATTTGCACCAACAGAATAAAGAATTGCATCTCTGCGAGTACCGTCTTTTATATCCGCTTCAATGTCCGCAAAGCCAGCTTGCTTATGGGCAAAATAGCGATGCCAGCCATCAGCTAAATGGTATGTTGTGCCATCGTAAAACACGGTAACTGGTGGCATCTTCTCACCATTACGAATTACCTCTGTGTATTCTGCTATGACTTGGTTATTAATTTCAGCCCGTGATTGTAGGCCGCCGTCTACTTTGATTTCTGTTAATTTCATGGATTCCTCTTTTTTAATATTTTAATTTACTACAAAAACATTACTATTGGTATTAATACTTATGAAACTGTCATTACCCATTTGGTGGACGCACTCCGCCCTAGCAGTGCGCCTTTAACCGTTACCCTTATTGGAGCCACAGCACTCGCCAGTCGTTTGTAGAATCGGCACTAGCTTCGCCACCGATATTGCGCTATTACATCTACTTCCCCAGTAACGCTTGTATTTATCTCGCTGGTGTTTCTCCTGCCGTCCAAGATAAACCTTAAAACAAAAAGGGCTTTAGGGGTAGTTCTGTGCTGAAACGGCTTAGAAAAATACCCTCACGTAACTTTCCTAAACCCACAAAACTACCTCTAAAGCCCAATAACTCCGAGTGTTTCAGTCCTCAGTTAAAACTATACACTATAAATTTTTTTTGTGCAAATAAAAAAATGGGTGGCTAAAAGGAGAAAGCCACCCGAACAGAGGAAATGCAAAGTGAAACATGATTATTATACTGTATAAATGTACAGCCTATCTTCAAATCGTTTGAAGATGTTTATTTCAATTCTATTTTTACCATTCCACCTACATCTTTTGTTTTTTCTACGGTGATTTTGGTAAAACATCTGTCATCAATGTTCAATGCCATAGCCATACCATCCAAGCCAGCCTTCATGCTAGCAAGCAAGTTGTCTAAATCATAATGTCTTTTGCTAGGCGGAATAAAAGTAAGGTGCATCTCTGAATACTCCTTCTCTGGAAGGTTTTGTTCCTTCGTCAAATAAAAACAAACTTCCTTGTATTCTTTTACTGCCTTGGCTTTTGTAGCCCAATGGGATTTAACATTTGGCTTCAACGGAGATGGCGGCCATGGGAAAGTTAACATTAGGGTTTTCCTTATTTAAAAAATATTTGCAATACTTGATACACAATTTATATAATCTATTGTATAGTTATAAAAAACAGCAGTCAAAATAAATCAACTCAACAGAGGAAAACATGATAATTACCAATAAACACGGGCTTCCCCAGGCATTTGTCAATGCTGTCGAATACCCAACATATACCAAGGGCGCTGCTCATATGTCGGTTACTGAACTACTCAATAGCCCACAAATTGTGCAACTTAAAGCTAAATATTTTAAACAAATTGAGGTTGATGCATCTGAAATGACGTGGGCGGTTTTTGGGACTGCGGTTCATCATATTCTAGAGCAAAACAAAGGTGCTGGCGATATCGTAGAACAAAGGCTTCATGCTGACATTGATGGCTGGCATATATCAGGCGCCATTGACCAACAAGTTGTCACTAAAGATGGCATTGAAATTGGGGACTATAAAACCACTAGTGTATGGGCTGTCATGAACGACAAACCAGAGTGGGAACAACAATTAAACATTTACGCATGGTTGGTAGAAACTGTTAAAAAAACCCCTGTATCAAAATTAAAAATCATGGCACTACTGAAAGATTGGAGTCCTAGAGAAGCTGAGACAAGGCAGAACTACCCACCAATTGATTTTGTTACCATCGATATCCCATTGTGGGACTACGACAAGCGTGAAGCCTTTATTCGGGAACGCATACACCTTCATAGTGAAGGGTTATTTGCTACCGATACAAATGCTCCATTACCAGAATGCACTCCAGCAGAATGTTGGGAAAAGCCTACTACTTATGCCATCAAAAAAGAAGGTGGAGTTCGGGCTAAATCTGTGCATCAAACCCTTAATGATGCTGAAATAGCTTTGCAGGAAGCTGGCAAAAATTACATCCTTGAAGTTCGTGAAGGTGAAAGAACTCGTTGTGCCAAATACTGCCAAGTTGCTCCTTGGTGTCAACAATATAAGACTTACTTGGAGAAAAAATGAACGCAACTGAACTGGTTGACAAGTTAGACAAATATAACAAAGACGGTATGCCTGTGTTGGTCATAAGCCAAGCAGTTGATATGTTACGCCAGCAACAAGCTCAAATAGAAACAATGAAAAACCCTATTATGCAAGCAATAGCACAGGCTTTTGACCCAGCAAAGACGCTAACAGATAAAGAAATAAAAAATATATGGTGTGAAGTTTATAACTTTAAGGACTATGACTGTCTAACAGAACTTGACTACAAATTTTGCAGAGAAATCATTAAAAAGGCACAAGAGAAATGAAACCAATCAGAATTGAAAGATCATTTAATGGTCCCATGGCATCTGTTAATTATTGTTTTCCAATTAATGCTAGAAAAGATGCCAAAAACAAATGGCTTGACAATAGAATTCTTTATCTTGGAAACATTAGCGGATATAAACGCATCTTAACCCATGTGTATTTGAAAACAATGCAAGGCAAAAAGTTTTTTTTAATGGATGCCATAACTGGTACTTTGTATAGACGGAATGATGGAAGATGCCTTACATCTGACAATCTTTGTTTGATTAGTTTTACAAAAGAACATGGTTTAAATAAGAGGCTTTTAAATATGAAAGTAGTTGACTACGTGGGGAATTTAGAATGAATTATATGGACACAATTCTCAAGGCAATTGAGAAAGGTAGCATTCAAACTGGCGGTCTTTTATTTCCAGAGGTGGCTCACGACTCTTGGTGTGCTATGCACAAGGACGAGCCATGCAATTGCGATCCAGAAGTATCGGTAGAAACGGAGGAGGGGCTGATCATTCTGAATAAAGATGGAAGTATTAAAACAAAGATTTAAGGGGTATTTATGGCAACAAGGAGAAAAAAATTGGTAAAACCAATATCAGCAGGAAACATTCCATTTGACAATGGCAAAGTCAAAATGGGTATTTATTATCAAAAGCCAAAGTATGTGGAATACGATAGGGATATGTTGAATTTACAGACTTACCTTATTGGTGATCCAGTTAAATTAAAGAGGAATTATTACATTACTAGAGCATTTGAATTACTAGGAGTATTTATTTTGTTAATTATTTTATTAAAGGGAAATCCATGAAAACAAGACAAGAATTAATTTTAGATTTTATGTTGGCATTGTCAGCCAATGGAGGTGTGTATAAAGATTGGGAAAAAAATATAGAAACTTTTGGAGACTTTTCAGAAAATATACAAATGTTGGCAGAAGAGTTAGCGGATAACTATTTAAAGGAACAAGCATGAACGTATATAAAAAGCTACAAGAAGCACGAGTGATGCTTCATAACACTCAACTTAACAAGTCGGGAAAAAACAAGTTTGCCAATTTTAATTACTTTGAGTTGGGGGACTTTATCCCACAAGTAACCGATATCTTTAATAAGGTCGGTCTTTGCGGAGTTGTATCATTTACGGCTGATACCGCCTATTTGACAGTCCATGAAGTTGAGGGAGATGGGTTCATTACCTTTACATCCCCATTGGTCTATGCCAGCGTAGAAAAGACTCAGCCCATTCAAAATCTTGGTTCCACACACACCTACTTGCGGCGCTACCTCTGGCTGATGTGTATGGAGATTACAGAAAATGACGTGGTTGACTCTGTTGAGCCTAAAGCACCAGTTAAATATGAGCCACCTAAGCCTGCTCCCATTAAGGTAGAACCCAAAAAACCAGCCCCAACGACTGGCCCATGGAGTTTATCTGTTGCCGACACAGAAGACGTGGCTGCATGGATGGAGTCTTTGAAGGCAGGGGTAGATGTTTTATTGCAAGTAGCAACGCATCCTGATGATGTAGCCAACATTTTCAAGACAAACCGAGTGATCTTTGACAAAGCCAAAGAAATGGACGAAAAAGGATACGCTCAAATTATGGCAAGTTTTTCAGCAACCAAAAAATCTTTAACTAAGGCATAAAAATGGAATATTTAAATACTGGTGGTTTATTTGTATCAACTATTCGTAAGACTGAAAAGTCTCCTGATTACTTTGGACAGATCAAAGTGGATCGTAGCTATCTTAAATTCCTCATGGAAAGCACCGATGCTGATGGCATTGAAATTAAATTGGGTGGCTGGAAAAAAGAATCTAAAACTGGCAACCGTTTTATTTCTTTATCCGTGGATACTTATGTTAAGCCTGATCAAGCTAAACCACAACCAACCGAAGCTCCAAAGGATGAGTGGGAAATCTAATGGAAACTAGTCAATTTGAAGCTAGAAAAATAGCCTTAAAGCAGACTAAAG